CTCGGATACTATCCGGGGGCGGGCGTCTCACGGGCCCGGTCTAATAAGACCTCATACCGAAGTATGTTCGTAAGAGCATGTTTTGGTTGTTGATCGAAGTTGGATTGGGATACCACCGTGAGCTCCTTAGATGGAAACGTCCCGGCTACTCCCCGTTGGACCCCATGGTCACGCCTTTTGGCGACAGCAATGCTCCTTGGTTGCCTAGTCTTGAGCCGTGACACGGAGTAGTGCCATTCAACATCTTATTTAAATACAATGAATAAATTCAAAGATACTTATTTAAGAATGCCAAAGGGCCCTATGTCTGCAGCATTCGAGCACTCCTGGATTAAGCTTTACAGCTTTATCCTAGGCGCTCTGGGGCTGCCCGTGGGTTTCCTTGACACACCAATTACTTTCTTCTTTCGGGTATCAAAGATACACCGAATGAGAGGTAAGGTGGGTCTTGGAATGTACCTTAAGGAGTGTCAGCGTTGCCTTCTACAGTACCTAGCTGGATCCCCGCAAGGGAAATCCAGTGTAGGACTGACGAAGGGCCTACCTACTATCCTCCCCGGAGTAATCCGGAAGGGGATCTTAGATGGGAACAACGCTGCCATTCGGACTGCCCTCACTCTCTTGGGATTTGTGAGGACCGTCTACCATAAGGGGGTTATCTTATTCTCCAACATTACCGAACCGACGAAATGGGACCCCTCCCAAAGTAAGCGGAATCGGATGATGAAGGAGGTTAAGTTAGCCCTTAAGTGGCTTGGGGTACGGGCCTATGTTGCGCCGAAAGTCCCGGTGGAAGGAGTGAAATCCAACCGCTCGGGGCCTAACGGACATGCAACATTGGCTGCCCATTGGGACGCCTTTGCTTTGCAGGGAAGCGACCTTTGGGTAACATTTAAGGAGTTTGCTCAACTCCTTGGTGTACCGTCCCTCGTTAGCCGTGTAGAGGCCCTCGCTCATGTCACAGGGTCAGTGGTAGCGGAGCTCCCTTTCCTTCTTCGGGCTCTTCCTCAGCGCTTTGCTTCTTTAGGGAAGCTGGGCGTGAAGGACGAACCTTGCGGAAAGAAGAGAGTGTTCGCTATCTCTGACTACTGGACCCAGACCATCTGTAAGGGGCTCCATGATTACCTGATGAAGGTTCTCAGAAAGCTCCCTATGGATGGTACCTGGGACCAAGGCAAGGCTGCCGACCGGGTTGCGGCTTGGACTGCGACGAATCAGAAGCTTTATTGCTTCGATCTGAGCGCAGCCACAGACCGCTTCCCAGGAGGCTTCATTGCCATGGTTTTGAGCGTCCTAATCGGAGATCGGGCTGCATCCTTATGGTTACACCTCCTCACAGCGCGCGACTATTGGTACAAGGGCGTCGCTTATCGCTACGCCGCAGGACAGCCAATGGGTACACTTTCATCGTGGGCCAGCTTTGCGCTGACTCACCATGTTGTGGTCCAAATAGCTGCGATGCGGGCGGGGCGGGACCGGTTGTTCCAAAACTACGTTCTCTTAGGAGATGACATAGTCATCGCCGACGATGATGTAGCTGAGGAGTACCGTGATCTCATGTCGTGGTTCCATGTCTCTATCAATGACAGTAAGTCACTGGTAGGGGTAGGAACCGCCGAATTTGCCAAACGACATTTTCGGAAAGGACAAGAGGTCACTGGTATGCCGGGGTCTCTCATCATCCTCGCGGGGACGCGCCTATCCGGACTTAGAGTCCTGGTAGACGTGGCCTTGTGCAGAGGGTGGGAGGTCTCGGGGCAATCCGTTCTCGCTTCGATCACTTACCTTCTCCCATCCATGGGATTAGTAAGAAAGTGGCGATTCGTTCTTGTATCCCTACTCGGACCAGGCGCACCGCTCTCGGTGACGCCAGCGCTATGGGGCGGGCTCCTAAGGGCTGCACCTGAGATCCTGTTAGGAACTCTGCAGGGGGTCTTAGGAGGTTTCTCCCGGCTTCCATCGCTGCAACGCTCACCAGGTACCGATTTGATCGGACCATGTGATGAGATTGGCGGCCTGGTTGAGGAGATTTATCGGCATTTCGAGATCCGAAGGATCCGAAAGGCACGAGAATCTCACGCCAAGTGGATAGCGACCCTTTCTGGTAACCTTGAGTCCCTCCTAAAAGGATGGATACTCTCGGCACCGGATCGGAAAGCTAGTGGCGCCACCTTCGAGTTCGCAAGCGACCGTTTAACACGGTTCGCTCGTGAGCTCTTGGATGTCGGCCACCCGGCAGGTTCATTTTCTCTCATGACTGAGCCTCTGGAAACAGAGCACTCAGAAATGGAGATAATGGATCTGTCGGTCCAACTTGGACGGGGGGACCGCCTTTCACCAGCAGTTTGGGGGCTAGCACCGAGTGGTGACCTGGCATTACTCCAGTCTGCGTCGAAAGACACACACTGGGGAATGTCGGTCATCAAGTCGGTGTTAGCAACCTCTCCACTGGCTTTCGAGTGGCAGGAACCAGGAGCCATCGAGATGATCCGAGAGGGTCTCACACTAGAAATAGGTGATGTCCTCAAGGACTCTCTAGCTGCTTCTTAGCTGTTGCTAAGGCAAACAAGCTCAGGTCCCGGCCTACCCGTCAGGTCTAGTCCCCTCTTCGTGAGAGGATTGTAGAACTGGAATCCGGTAGGTTGGTCACCCCCTGACGCCTGCACGAAGGCAGACGCCACAAGGATGTTCCCTGGCTCTCTAATCAGAGTATGCTACTCTCTCGAGTAGTAACTAGCACTTGCGATTTGGTAACCGCAAGTGTCCTGAGAAGAGGGCACAAGTCCCTTGACCCACCGCCCTGGCTAAAACT